CCGTCCACGCCATTAGAGTGCCCCCGTCCCGACCTTGCGAACGCCGGCTTTGACGTTGCTGGCCTTCGGCTTCTGCGTGATCTCGGCGTTGGTGCCCGGCTCCGACTTGACCGTAACCGTGATCTCCTGCGGTTGACTGGCCTGGATGCGCCCCACCAGATCCATGGTCGACGAGCCGAGCCGAGGCGCCGCCATCGACGACGGCGACATTGGCGGCATGACCGTTGGCGCCATATGCGGCGTGCCGCCCGATTCGAGAGCGCGGCGATCGAGCTCGGCACGCATGCGGCCGCCGCCGATGCTGTTCGCGCGCTCGTCATCGCGCCGCTGTTTATCCTCGTTGGCCGAGTCCCACGCCCACGACGCAAGCGAGCCGATGACACTGATCGCGCCGAGCGCGCCGAGTGCACGGCCCATCTTGCCGGCGCCGCGACCGGCGCCGGCCGCACCAGCTCCTGCTGCACCGGCTCCTGCTGCGGCACCGCTTCCCGCGCCCAGGGCTGAGCTGACCCCGCGCGCGGCGCCAAGAGCCGCCCCGCCGATAGACGTCAAGAGGGTGAGCAGGTTCGTAAGAGGCCCAATAACAGCGACGCCGGCTAGAATCAGGAACGCGTTCTTGAGCCCGCCGACTTTCTCAATCGCGTCTGCAACCGACGACACCACGTTCTTTACAGCGTCCCAAGCCTTCTTCACGAACTCCCGGACCTTGTCCCAATCGATGTTTCCGACAGCCTTCGCGACCTTGTCGATGGCCTCTACGATCTTCTGTCCGATGATGTCTTTGTTGGCGTCGTACCACTCTCCGAGTTTGGTCAGGAGAGGGCCGAATGCGTTCGCCAGCGCCTCGCCGACTCGTAGCTTGAAGGCGGTCCACTTGTTATTGAGGCGGCCCATCTGCTCGTCGAGGTCGCCGGCTTTGGTGGCCGAATCGGTCGACATCACGCCGTCTTTCCGCTTCTCCTCGCGGAGCTCCTTGAGGCGCTTGACCCCGGCGGTCAGCATCGGGAGCATGTCTTTGCTGGCGCCGCCGAAAGCCGCCGCGGCAAGCGCCGCTCGCTTGCCTGGGTCCTCGACCTCCTCAATGGCCGATGCGTAGAGCGTAAACGCTTCCTCAGAGGAGTTCGTTGCCTTCAGTTGCTTAAGAAGGTCTGGCGCAACTTTCTTCAGTGTTGTCGCGAGTTTGCCGGTACCCGTACGGGCCAGCGCCATAGCCTTCGAGAAGTTCAGGAACCCGGCATTGAACGTGCCGGCCGCCGTGTCGCTCTGCTCTGCCGCATAGCGCCACTCTTGGATCGCCTCGACTGCGAGTCCTGTCTTGGAGGAGAAGGCGAGAAGCTCGTCACCGGTGTCGATGTACTGCTTGGTCCAGTCCTCAGCCGCCTGGATCGCCCCTCGGATCGCGGAGCCGATGGCATTGGTGATGCCCTGGCCGATGCCCTGGCCGATGCCCTGGAGAACGTTGCGGCCGGCGCCCTTGATGGCATCGAAGGCGCCAGAGAACGCACGACGCAGCTTGGCTGCCATCGCGCGGACCGGGCCCGTCATGCCGTCCTGCGCCTGGACCGGGACGACTATCGCTGGCGTTGTTGCCACTTGTTCGCCTCCTCGGTCGCCTCGACCCACCAGGTGAGGTCAGCAACGGTGAGATTCGCCACGTCGCTCGGCCCCCACGAGTACCGCTCAGCGAGGAGCGCGATCGCTACTCGCCAGTCCCCCGGGAGGCCCCGATAAAATCCGCGACGACCGGGATCACCTTCGCGTAGTCCTCGAAAGCCATCCGCTCGTACTGGTCTTTGGGGACCCCGGCGCAGCGCGACAGCACGACGCCGATCCACTCGGGATCGACGAGTAGCCGCTCGAGAGCCGCTTCGAAGTCGTCCGGACCTGCCGGATCGAAATACTTGGACCCATCGGCTCGACGTTGGATCAGCTCACCCATCGCCGGCGCCCGCACGAAGCGGATCGACTCCATGGGTTCGCCCGAGACGCGCCTGAGCGGCCGACTGAGATGCACCTCGGCCAGCACTTCAGCCGACTCGGTCGAACGCGGCGCTTGTGGAACGTGAGGCCGCGGAGGCCGCGGCGGCGTGCGAGGGTTCGACGCCATCAGTCAGCGATCTCGACGATGCGCTGAGCGAAGATCTCGATCTCCGCCGTTCCCTCGACCAGGTCGTGATCGAAGGTGCCCGTGGTCGTCGCGCCGGTGAGCTGGTAGACCCGGCCGCGCGTCTTGACCATGCAGTCCTTGTTGATGAACGCCGCCCAGAACGCCGAGGTGTCGTCGTCGTACACCTGCACGGTGCAGGTAAGCCCCGGCGCCACCGGCGTGCGCTTGACGCCCACCTTGCCCGAGTGGGCCATCTTGGCCTCGCGCGTCTCGGTGGACGTGCGAACGACGAAGCTCCCTTCGACCTCGACGATCCGCCCGTCCATCTCGACGAGCAGGACGCCCGCATGTAGATCCGCCATGGGTTAGGCCTCCGGGTATTGCAGGTAAGGCCGCATCAGGACGGCCAGGACGTTGAGCTGGTTCGCGAGGTCGGGCGGGTAGAGGATGTCGACCCGGTTCGCATCGGTGCCGTTGCGCTCGACGACGACGTTCTCGGCGAAGCCCGCGACGTCCTCGACGATGGCCCGCGCCGCGTGCTGCCGATACCGGCCCACGAGGTGGGCCTTGATCATGTCGACGTCGACGGCCGGCGTACCGGGCTCGATCACGCTCGCGTCGTCGACCAGGATCTTGCCGGCGCAGTACTGACGCGTGGCCGTCTTGATGTCGTCGATGAGATACGCGACCTGGTGGACGTTGTTCGTCCAGCGCAGCGTCGTGTCGGCGACGCCCGAGCCGTCGGTCTTGTAGTGCGTGACCGTCGCGTTCAGCCGGAGCTGGCCGTAGGCGTCAGTGTAGAGCGACGCGACGCCCTGGAGCCCGATCGTGTTGTTCTCGACGTCGCTGAACCGCGAGCCGAGCGCCGGACCCGGCATCGCCTGGCCGCGCGAGTCGAGCAGCGCGAGGTCTTGCATCGGGACGGCCGGGTTGCTGCGAATGCTCTTCGTCATCGCGCCGGCCGCCGCCGCCGCGATCTCCCACTCGGGGCACGGCGGGAAGTCCAGCCCGAACGTGGTCTGGTGCGGCGAGTTGCGCGTGCCCGCCCAGGTGGTCAGGTCCGAAACGCTGTCCACGAGGCACGAGTACGCGTGCGACAGCTTGCCGCGCGTGGCCGACCAGCGGTCCACGAGCTCGGCGTCGAACGCGTCCATGATCGTGTCGTCGGTCCGGTGCACGACGATGTGGCGGATGTCGGCCGCCGCCATGTTCGTGATCGGCGTGCTGACCGCGGGGTCGGTCGAGCCGCCCGAGACCTGCGTGAGCGTGAGCGCCACACCCGCCGGCAGGACGTCGCCCGGATCCGGGTTGACTTCGATCCGGCCGGTGTTGCCCGCGACGCCCGCGTTCTTGGCGGTCAGGGTGACGGTGTCGGTCGACACCGACGCGACCGTCGGCAGGTACGTGTGGAGGTCGAGCTCGGCCTCGATGGCCGCGGCGATGCTGTTCGCCGAGTCGCCCGCCGAGACGCCGACGCTGATCCGCTTGCCGAAGACGCGGAGCTTGATGGTGCCGTCGCCCGTCGCGGCGGCGGTCACCTGGATCGTGCCGGTGGCCTTCGTGGTCCCGTTGTCGGCCAGGGGCATCGCCCAGAGCTCGCCCTGCGGGTCGTTGTACAAGAAGGCGTGGCACATGATCGCGAGCTGCGAGCCGACGCCAAACAGTGCCGTCGCACGCTCACGGCTCGTGACCTGCACAAGCGTGTTCGTCGTGGCCGAGCCCGCCGACAGCTTCTGTGCGACGATCGCGACTTTCTGGCTTGCGGCCTGCGGCGACGTGCCTTGTCGGTCGAGCTGGACCTGGGCCAGGCCGATGAGCTGATTGCTCGAGACCTCGGGAATCGGGATCGCCATGGCTTACTCCTTCCCCTTTTTCGGGGCGGGGACAGGGGCGGGGACAGGGGCCTCGGGCGTCGCGACAAGCACACCGCCGTCCGCGATGCGAGCGTGCCAGTACGGATCGAGCGTGACTTCCTCGCCGCCCGCGAGCAGCACGCGGCCCGCCTTGGGCGAGCCGGCCGGCCACAGGATCCGCGCTCCGTCGCGGGGGATGAGTCGCACTCGCTCTCGCATGGTCACGCCTCCAGGTCGGCGAGAGTGACCTCGGCGACCGTGTCGTTGTTCTGCTGCACGTCGACGGTGACCGTCTCCAGTGCGTCCCGCTCGCCGGCCGGGGCCTGGCGCGTGCGGGTCTGTGTGATCTCGTAGACCTGCCGGAAACTGCCGTACCGCGAGCCGGCCTCGCTGATGTCCAGCACGCGCTCCGAGGGCTTGATCACGACGCCTTCGCCGCGGCCCGGGCGGTACTGCGCGATCCACTCGCCATCCTCGAGGAGCGCATCGGCCACGTCTTCCTCGAGCGTGTCGAGCGCCGCGGCCAGGTCCGCGTCCGTCGTCGACGGCGCCGGGGCGATGATCCCCCGGATCTCGAGCTCGATGGTCTCGGTCCGGTGGCCCTTGCCGTGACCGCGCCCTTCGCGGCGGATCGTGTTCGTCTCGACCGTCAGGAGCGGGGTCGTGTCGGGCGTCACCCCGCCGGCCTGTAGACCGGCCTGGATGGCGTGGAGGCGCGAGTCATGCACGCGACTGCCGGCCGACGTCGCCGCGGCGATTAGTCTCGCCACCACGTCTGTTCGCACCGTCGTCGCCGCCGCCACGCGCTACCTCCCCAGAATCAGCACCAGCCCGCCGGCACCATCCGGCCGGGCTTCAATTATCGTGTAGGTCGTCCCGCGGACCTCGACCGTGCTCTGACGAACCACGATCGAAGCCCCGCTGAACTGCTCGGACCGAACCGAGATCCGGGCGGGTTCGTCCACCATCACGAGCCCGTCGCCGATGATGGCTTCGCGCGTCGCGCCGGCGTCGAACTCACCCTTGATCTCGTACTCGGTCGAGCCGACGGTCAGTGTCGCCGGCTCGCCAAACACGCCCGCGCTCGCGCGCTGCGTCAGTTGGGCGAGCCGGGTCCACTGGCCCATCGATTACAGGCCGGCGCTCTTGTGCGCCCAACAGTAGACAGTCATGACGCCCGCGGTGAGCGCCTCGACCGCGACGACCGCGACCAGCTTGCGCGCGGCCGTGGTCTCGATGCCGGCGACCGCGAGGGTCGGGACCTTCACGACGCCCGCATCGTAGGGGTTCGCACCGTTGCTGATGGCAAGCGCCGTCTTGAGGCAGTCTTCGTCGTCGGTCTTGACGCCGAGAGCGATGGTCGCCGCGTCCGTCGCGCTTGTGAACGTCGTGTGAACGTCGTACTGCAGCCGCGTCGGGATGAAGCCCGACGGGATGTCCGGACCGAACATCACGAGCTCGTGCGTGCCGATCGCGAGGCCATCCGTCGCATCGAGGTAGCCCACGAACTTGAGATCGCCCTCGATGTTCGAGTCGACCACCAGCACGCGGACCTTCGTGGCCGAGCTGCCCGCGGCCACCGCTGCGTACCCGATGAACAGGCCGAGAGCCTTGCCGGTGACGACCTGGTTGGTCGCGTCCCAGTAGAGACGCTGGTTCTCGGCGATGGTCTCGGCGCCGGTGTGCGGCGAATCCGAGATGGCGCCCGAAACCTTGTTGAGCAAGAGAAGCCCGCTCGTCTTGGCGGTCACCGCCTCGCCGCTGGCCACCGTGTCGCACGGGATGATGATGCGCCCGCCGTAGACATACGGCACGTCGACCGTCATCGCGCCCGGGGCGGCCTGGAACGCGATCTCGGTGGCGCTGGCAAGGTAGCTCTGCATGTCTCTGTCTCCTGCGCCGGGCTCGCCGGCTCAGGGCCCGTTGCCGGGCCCGTCGTTGGGTCGTCCGATTACGCGCCCGCGTTGTAGGCGGCGCCGCGGAAGTTCACCGCCTGGACGTTGAAGGCGATCCGGCAGTGCAGCTTCACGCCGAGGGTCTCCTCGTCGTAGAGCATCTCCGAGAGGATCCCCTCGTCGCCCAGGACCGTCTCCATGAAGCACGGCGCGATGCTCGGATCCGCGAAGCCGTAGAAGGCCGTGGTGCTGGAGATCTCGGCATCCGCGACAAGCTGCACCGACCGCAGAGACGGGGTCATCGCCGTCGACGCCGCCGTCGGGATGTACGCGCCCGCGATGAGCTGCTCGGCCGCGAACTCCTTGGCCGAGCCCACGACCAGCGTGCGCATCGGCAGGTTGAGGCGCATGCCGTTCGAAGCGCTGATCGAGCCCTCCTTGTCGTGCATGCCCTTCTGCTCGCGGATGAGCTTGCGGAGCTCGCCGAGCGTCGTGGCCGAGAGCGCCGCCGTGCTGCCCACGTTGCCATGGTTCGCGTGAAACACGGTGTTCGTCGAGACAGACGTGAGAGCCGGGTTTTCGACGAGCTTCGCGTAGGCCTTGGCGTTGCGCTTGACCGCGACGCGGCGACCGAGCGACGCGGCGATCGCGCCCATCATGCCCCACTTGTCGTTGACGATGGCGCGGCGCGACCAGCTCAACTTGCGGCCCCACTCCTTGAGAACGAGCGGCTCGCCGCCTTCGTTGACCGTGCCCTCGACGAGCTTGCCCGACTCGCCGATCTCTTCGAGATCCGGCAGGCGCGAGAAGTCGACGGCCTTGTACCCGTCCCGGAAGTCCGGGAGGGACTTGACCGCGCACCAGGCCTGGTACGTGGTCGGCGTGTTCTGGTAGGCGTCCAGGATCGTGAGCTCCGACGCCGAGCCGAGCAGGATCGGAAGGTCGGCCGTGCCGATCTCACCGAGACGCTCGCGACGGTTGAAGCTCTCGCGGTAGCGGCTGATCCCGCGACGCACGTCGCAGAGTTCGAACGCGCGACCGAGAGTCTGCTCGTCCGACAGGTTGCCGAACTTGACGCCCTTCTCGGTGAGCACGCGCTCGGCCATGCGGCGCGGGTCGAGGTCGCCGAAGCGCTCCTCGACGGCGCGGTGTTCGTCGTCGGTGAGCTGGACCAGCTTGCCGGTCGCGCCCATGCGCTGAGCGAGGGCCTTCGCGGCCAGCTTGCCCAGCTTGCCGTCGTTGTCGGCGCCC